TTCTTCTATTGTTTATGGAGGAACAACAGGATCAGTATCTGCTTTAGCGGAACAATGGGATGGCTCTACTTGGACAGAAGTCGGAGATTTAAATTCAGCTAGAAATGCTTTAGCAGGATCAGGAACAAGCACATCTGCTTTAGCTTTTGTTGGTAATCCATATCCCTCAACAGGAAATCTTACTGAATTTTGGAATGGCTCTAGTTGGACTGAAGTTGCTGATCTAACGACAAAAAGACTAGCTTCAACGGGTTCTCCGGCAGGTACAAGTTCATTAGCTTTAGCTTCAGGAGGAGAAACTACAACTTCTGTAGCTAACACAGAAGAATTTACAGCAACTGCAGCAGTAGCTACAGTAACAACTTCATAGTTGACTTTCTAATATAAAGATATATATAACAGTTAACAGAAGGATAGAAATGAATAAAGAAAAACGTAATATAACAACTAAATTAGAAACAGAGTCTAAATACCTAACTAACATTCTTGATAAAGAAGATGTTAAAGAGTTTAAGAAATTAATACCTGAGCTACAAGATACGTGGCACAAAAAACAAATGTTCAGAACAGAAACAGAGATGAGATTTTCTGTATTGTCTGATAATAAATATCCAACGAAAGCTGCAAAGTATTGGCAATCGGTTAGAGAACAAAATACTCACTTTGAGAACTTAGTCCATTTATCATTTGATGCTAGAAAAAATGAAGTGGAAATTAAAAAATTACAAAGAGATATCAAAAAAGAAAAAGATCCATTAGAAGTTGAACTTAAACAAATAGAGTTGGAAGAAAAGATCTATGGTAAAGCTCAAATGGAACTTGTTGCAAAACATAGAATGAGAGAAGTTGCAACTTGGTCTAAACTTAAAAAAGAGTTTGACGATGATAACTTTGATAAGAAAGATGTTAATTCACACCAAGCACATTCTTACATGTTAAGACTACAACATCAAAAGAATACAATTACTCCAGGCACATCACAACCTGAAGTATTTAATGTGTTAGGTCAAATCGATACACTTGAAAGAGTGATTAGAGATAAAGAGTTACAACCACCGAAAGAAAAAAAGAAACTGAAGTAATATGAAATTTGACTTTGTATACTTAGGTCAAACTGTTTTAAAGTATCAAGTACCCTTAGAGATCTTCGTTGGTCTTAATGAGATATACGAGAAACAAAAGAAACAGTTACCCTCAGCTACTAAACAATTAGTTGGCAAAATAGAAGACGAAGTATCTTTATATTATTCTGGTCCTAATAACGACAAGATGCACCAACATTGTTTCTTGCCACAAGATATACTTAAATGGTTTCATAGCGTCTTTGATCATTACACAGATTGGAATAAGATAGGTCCAACACAAAAAAATATTAATTCTGTTTGGGTTAATGAAATGAAAGCTAATGAATATAATCCAGTGCATATTCATCAAGGTAAACTCTATACAGGTTTATCTTCTGTGATGTGTTTAAAGATGCCTAAGGATACAGGTATAGAATATTCAGCGCCTGATAAACCAATGAACGGACGATTACAAATTATTGGATCGGCTAACGGACAATTTTCTAAAACAGACTATTCGCCTAATATGAAGATAGGAGACTTTTATGTTTTTCCATATGATATGAGACACTGCGTATACCCATTTAATGGAACAAAAGAAAAGAGAAGAACTTTAGTTTGTAATGTTGATGTTGATTACAATCCAGTAGCATCAAGAACAGGATCAGGACAAAACGAATGATACCAAGAATGCCAAGATGGCAATCTTATGTTGCCACAACTACAGACCCAATATTTACACCACAACAATGTCAGATGATTGTAGATGCAGGACATCAACAAAAACCTGAAGTAGCCAAAGTAGGTGGAGGAGATAAAGGTCAACACGATACGAAGAAGCGAGTGACAACAATATCATGGATACCTTTTAATAAATTACCTGAGATGTATAAACAAATAGAGAATCAACTCTCTATTGTAAATCTAAATCATTTTGGTTTTGATGGTGTTAGACTTACAGAGCCAGCACAGTTTACAGAATATCCTAAAGGTGGTTTTTATGATTGGCATATGGATTTAAATGCTTTTGGTCAAGACGGTCAAAATCCTATTAGAAAAATATCTATGACCTTATTATTATCAGACCCTAAAGATTTTACTGGAGGTGATCTAATGTTTTCAGAGATGGGTGATAATAAACCTTTACCTCTTAAACAAGGACAAGCTATATTCTTTGCATCATTTCTAAGACATAAAGTAGCTCCTGTTAAAAAAGGTATTAGACGATCTATGGTTATGTGGTTTGGAGGACCACCTTTAAAATGAAGCTTAATAGAAAGATATTGTTTCCAACTCCTGTATATTTTTACGATTTACCTAACGCTAAAGAATTAAATAAATATTTATTCAAACATATCAAAGCTTGGAAAAAAGCTGATCCTGAAGGAGAGAAGAAAACAAACTCTGGATTTGGTTGGCATAGTAAAACAGATATGAATGAAAGAAAAGAATTTCAGCCACTTACTCAAGAACTATTTAAGATGGCAGAAGAATGTAACAAAGATTATGGAGTACAACCTAAATTAGGTTTAGGTAATATGTGGGCTAATATTAACCCTACTTATTCTTATAACAAAACACATACCCACCCTAACTCATTATGGTCAGGTGTGTATTATATCAAAGTACCTAAGAACTCTGGTAAACTATTTTTAGAAGACCCTAGACCAGGACCCAATACACACATGCCTAGAAGAGTTGAAGGTGTACCTGAAGCTTTATGGAGAGTATGTGCTTATGAACCTGCAGAAGGAAGAATGATATTCTTTCCATCATGGTTGCCTCACGGCGTAGACATTAATTTAAATACAGATAAAGGCGAAAAGAACTGGCGTATATCTGTGTCCTTTAACTTTATACAAATATGAGTTTTAAGAAAAATAAATATCAAGTCATTAGAGGTGCTATATCTAAAGAGTTAGCAGATGTTGCTTATAGATATTTACAAATATCTGCAGAAGCTGATAACTGGATGATAAATAATTACACCACACATAAAGGTAATCCATTAGTGGGTAACTTTCATGATAAACAAGTACCAGGATCTTATGCTAAATATTCAGATAGACTTATGGAAGTCTTATTAGTTAAAACCATTGACACCATGCAAAAGAAAACAGGACTTAAATTAGTACCTACTTATTCTTACACAAGACTTTATAGAACAGGCAATATTTTAAACAGGCATAAAGATAGACCTAGTTGTGAGATCTCTACGACACTATGTTTAGGTGGTGATCATTGGCCTATCTATCTAGATCCAACAGGAGCAGATAATGTTATTGAAGAATACAAAGGTATTATCAAACCAGGCGCACCAGTAGGTGTAGAAGTTAATTTAAAACCTGGTGATATGCTTATCTATTCGGGTTGTGAATTAGAGCATTGGCGAAAGCCTTTTGAAGGAAAGCTTTGCGGACAAGTGTTTTTACACTATAATCATGCAGATGGAAGGTTTGCAAAAACCAATTTGTATGATAAAAGACCTATGTTGGGCATACCCAAATAACGTTGATAATCAGCGCAATCTAATATAATCTGGAGACTTATGTTACAAAAACTAAACTTTTTGCCTGGATTCAATAAACAACTGACACCTACACAAGCTGAGGGTCAATGGGTTGATGGCGACAATGTACGATTTAGATATAATACACCTGAAAAAATAGGTGGATGGTTACAACTTGGTGAAAACGATATGACAGGTGCAGCAAGAGCCATGCATCATATTGTTAATAGATCAGGAAACAAATTTTCTATCATTGGTACAAACAGAATTTTATACGCTTACACAGGTGGTGTGTTTTATGACATACACCCGATTCGAGCAACTTCAACTTTATCAAATTGTTTTACAACAACAAATGGTTCAGCCGCTGTTAGTATTGCTTTTTCTGGTGACCATGGTCTTGTAGCGGGAGACATTATTCTTTTAGATAACTTTACAACAATTACAAATTCAAATTACACAGCATCAGATTTTGATGATAAAAAATTCATGGTTACAACAGTAACTAACTCAACAACGATTACAGTTACTATGCCTTCAAATGAAACAGGATCAGGCGCTTCATCGTCTGGAGGTATTAGAGTTCAAGCTTACTATAATGTTGGACCTGCAGAACAAGCACCAGGATTTGGTTTTGGTTTAGGACAATGGAGTGGAACAGTATCAGGAGAAGCTGTTACAAGTTTAAGTGGTGGTATCAATGCTGTAACAACGACAGTTGTATTAAGTGATGCATCTTTATTTCCATCATCAGGTACAAACTTTGTTCAGATTGGATCAGAAGAAATATCATACACAGGTATTACAGGTAATACATTAACAGGTGTAACAAGAGGTGTAAGAAATACAACAGCAGCGACCCACTCGAACGGAGCAACAGTTACAGACTCATCTGACTATGTAGCATGGGGTGAAGCAGCATCAGGTGACTTAGTTATAGATCCAGGTTTATGGTCTATAGATAACTTTGGAGATAAAGTTATTGCACTTATACATAATGCACAAGTATTTGAATGGGATTCAAACGCAGCTAACGCTGTAGCAACAAGAGCAACTATTATTTCAGGTGCACCAACAGCGTCACGTGATATGTTAGTATCTACACCGGATAGACACTTAGTATTTTATGGAACAGAAACAACGATTGGAGATCAATCAACACAAGACGATATGTTTATTAGATTCTCCGATCAAGAAAACATTAATGATTACACACCAACAGCAACTAACACGGCCGGTACACAGAGACTTGCAGATGGATCTAGAATTGTAGGAGCGGTTAGAGGTAGGGATGCAATCTATGTTTGGACAGATACATCTTTATTTACAATGCGTTTCATTGGTCCACCTTTTACATTTGGTTTTGCACAAGTTGGAACGAACTGTGGATTGATAGGACAGAATGCTGCATTAGAAGTAGATGGAGCTGCATATTGGTTATCAGATAATGGTTTCTTTAAATACTCTGGTAATCTTGAGACTATGACATGTTTAGTAGAAGATTATGTATTTGATGATATTAATACAACTGCCTCACAACTTATAAATGTAGGTTTAAATAATTTGTTTGGTGAGATTACTTGGTTTTATCCAACAAATTCTTCTGAAGTTGTTAATAGATCAGTCACTTATAATTATATGGAGTCTTCTCCACAAAGACCAATATGGACAACAGGTTCTTTAGCTAGAACAACTTGGGTTGATTCATCTGTATTTGGTTTACCTCATGCAACTTCTTTTAATGCGTCAGGAACATCTTATGATGTTGTTGGAAATACTGAAGGAGCTACAACATACTATCAACACGAAACAGGAACGGATCAAGTTAAGTCTGCAGCAACAACGACTGTAGCTGCTAATATAGAATCTGGAGATTTTGATATTACAAGAGGCCAGGGCGGAGGAGCTGATCTTAGAGGAGATGGAGAATTTATTATGAAGATAAGAAGATTTATACCAGACTTTTTAGCTCAAACAGGTAATACACAAGTAACTTTAAATTTAAGAGATTATTCAAATAGCTCACAAGCAAGTTCACCTCTTGGACCTTTTACAATAACATCTTCAACAACTAAGGTAGATACAAGAGCTAGAGGTAGATCAGTAGCATTGAAGGTAGCAAATACAGGGTCATCTCAGGATTGGAAATTAGGAAGTTTTAGGTTAGACATACAACCAGACGGAAGAAGATAATGGCAAAAATAGTATTAGCATTTACAAGACCTAGTAAAGAATACAGTCAACCAGTGGCTGATGCTTTAATTAGAGATCTTGACGGATTAGTACAAAAATTAAATTCTACTTTTCAACAAGATTTAAGAGAAGAAACACAAAGATTAACATGGTTTAGTACAGGGGGAAATAGTGGCTAATAGATATAAGAACGCACAATTTGATTTAAACTCAACTAATAAAACGGACATTTATACTTGTCCTTCTAACTCAAGAGCTATTGTACAAAATATACATACAGCTAATGTTGGATCGGGTAATGTAGAGATAAAAGCTTTTATATATGATAATTCTGTAACAACTAGTTTTCAGTTTGCAGAGCATACGGTTAATAGTGGTAACTCTAAATCTATAGCAGATGGCACTATTATATTAGAAGAAAGCGACAAATTACAACTACAAGCAGCTACGGCTGATATTTTTGAAGGCACAGTTGCAATATTAGAGTTTGATAGAACATAGGAAATTATGCAAACATTAAAACCAGAGAAGATAATAGAGACTATTTCTAACTTAAAGACAGGCGAAGTATATAAGAATGATCAAGAATGGAAGGCTAAAAACGTTCCAGAACAAGACATTAGAAGAGATATCAAAGTTATTATGCCAAGCCTTGATTTATTTGGAAAAACCAAGTAAAGTTACAATTTCAGGTATCAAAAGCCTGCTTTAACAATTAGCTAAATTATGACAATATCTAGAGGACAGATGAACAGACAATTA